TCATGACACTGGGTCGCCCGCACAAGCAATCGCCATCCCATGTGTAGTAAGAGTACGACCCAATGCTTCCCCCTATAGTGTAGCTGTAGCTATTGCCCTTGTACGTTGCACCTCCACCTGTACCGTCCGTTGCAACTAATTCCTCCATGATTGGTTTTATATAATACCAGCCGTAATTCGCCATTGTTGACGAGCCGACCGTGCTTGAGTTGGTCGGATAAAAGCTTGCGCTGTTTGTCGGGACATAAAGAAAGCGGGGTGGCGTGTAATCAAAGTAATTCGTTTCTATGCCCACCTTTTCACATAGCCCTGTGATCGTGTGGTAGACGATGTTTGTGGTGGATGTCAGGTCGATATCTATAAAGTCATCAATGATCTGTTTTAGAAAGAACTTCATTTCAGACAATGCCATGTTGTCAGTGAACGGCACGTCTCGGTAAAATGTGGTGACATCGTTTGTTGACATACCAAAGCCCACCGCTAACTGTCGTTCGGCTAAAGCTTCCAGTGCGTTCGATTTTATCAAATAGGAAGTAGGTTGACCGTCGGTTGTATATCGCCAATAGTCACCGCTCCACGCCTCGGTGTTCCAATCAGCAAGCGCAACAGAGCAAATAAACAGGCTAAGTAAAATCGACTTCAAGCAAACCTCCACCATGCGCACGTTGGAAATCACTGCCATCGAAGCGGGCAATTTTCCAGTATTTATAATAGCTTTCGTCAGATGCTGGATAAGGATTATCTACCACCTGATAAGTCGGCACGGTTGCAGGGTTGCGAAGATCCGCACGAAGCACAAGCCACTTGTCATCTGAAACCGCTTCATCTTCCAAGGCTGCTATGCTATGGGACGTTAAGCCCACCACGCAAACGCCTGCGGTCACGCTNATCAGATTGTCTTCGCTCGATGTGCTGTGGAACATATCGCTTGAACTACTCCCGCCCAGGGGGATAAGGCTTCCCCGTCCCGATGCGTTAATCACAACGCGATCCACTTCAGAACTTGCGGAAAGCTCGGTGAAAAAGTTATACATCCAGTTCATAAAGTCTGGAAGGTTGCGTAGAGCCTCGCCTATGTTCTTGATAGGCGCACCGCTGAACGGGAAAGCTTTGAACTTGTTGCTCATTACGCTGGCATGAGGTCGATTGCTTCAGTGATGTACGAGAGTAGACCGCCACTGCTTCGAAGCTTCTGTGCGCTCATGGATTTGTAAACGCTGTTATCATTGGCAGCGAGGAATGCCGAACACGCTGCATAGGTAAAGCCTCGGATCTCCCATTGAGTTATAATGAAGTCAGCGGTTACGGTTGTGCCCCCGCTCGTGTATAAAACGCGGTTCTCTTTGGTCTGCCCGACTTCGATTGCGTCAGTTCCGTGTGTTGGTGTGCTTCCGCTAAATGACATTAGTTACCTCCTGCGGGTGCGATGACGTTGGCAACGCGGACCATCGCCTCAAAGCCGTCTTTTTCTGTTTTTGCAAGATCGGCCTCGGTCTTGGCTTTGATCGCGTTAAGCTTGCCCCTGTTAAACGTGTCTTTATCCTTTTCAGATAAATCCTTAAAGCGTTGACGGCCCGATGAAAGCTTCTCTCTAACTCTGCGTAGGGCATTGGCTTCGCGGTCTTCGGCTTTGCGTTGCTCTGGGGATTTGTCTAGGTCGGCAAGGGCTTCATTTACTTTGCCGAGGCGTGATTGCAAAGCTGTCTTTTGCGCGTCTGCGAGCTTTGATTGACGATCCTGCTCTTGTTCTTTGGCTTCATCAGCTAAAGCGTCTGCCTTTTCCTGCTCGGCATCGTGCTTGTCTTGCAAGACCTTTTCAATCTCGGCTTTTGCATTCGCGGCCAGTTGCAAGCGCAAGGCGTTTTCTTCATCAGATCCACCTTGCAAAGCCCCAAGCTTTTCCTGTAACGCTCGACCTATTTCAGCAATCTCCCGCGCTGTGTCATCCTCAATGGCCTTGATCTTTTCATCGGTCAAAGCCCCCGCAAGCTCTTTGCTTCGCTTCTCTGCGGCCTTCATTATTTGCTCAGTTTCTTGATCGTACTTTTCCTGAGCTTTTTTGTCTGCTTCAGCCTTTGCCGAGGCGCGTAGGTCAGCTTCAACCTTTGCCTGCTCTGCTATTCGATCTTGTGCGCCTGTATCAGCCTTCTCGCCTCCCTCACCTTCTCTGTCGTATTGGTCAAGAAGCTCTTTTGTGGCTTTTATTCCGCTTGGCAACGTCATCAATACGGCAAGCGTCTTTTCAATGTTTCTCTGAAAAAATCCCGCTGTGCTTCCAGCGATTACGGTCAGACTGTTATTAAACTCAACAAGTGAGTTGTTTGCCTGCTCAAGACCCTTGACTGTTTCGTTTGACATTACTTGGCCCAGGCTCTGCATTTTGTCTGTAAGCCCGTCCACGCCATTATCAGCAAGGTCGCTTATAAGCTGGTGGAGTCGCGCTGTACTCTCGCCCATAAGCTTAAAGCCGTTTCCAAAGTCTCCAGTGCGCTTGATGCCCTTTGCTACCGCTTCCAGCAGTTGAGAGTTTGTCATGTTCGCAACGTCTTCTATGGATAATCCTAGAGCGTTAAAAGCCTTTACAGCTTCGGGCATTCCATTGATTGCGTTTTGTTGCTGTTTGCGAAGCGTAACAAGGCCGATGTTTAGCTCGGAGATAGTACCGCCCCCGCGCTTTGTTGACGCAAGGAATGTCTGCATTTCAACGGCAGTGATTCCCGCACGATCCGAAACGGCTTGAAGGTTCGCGGCAGTTGTTAAAAGCTCACGACCAAAGCCCATTACAGCCCGAACGCTAAAAGCTCCAGCAATGGTTGTTCCAAGACCTCCAAGGCTATCGTTTAAGGATTTAAGCTTGCTCTTTGTCTCGCTCGTAAATTTAGAGAAACCACTGCGAGCAGACGCAATTCCAGCCTTGGTCTTGTCCTGTAGCCTTATTATAATGCTTACGTCTTTAGCCATCTAAATCAATTCCGTGTTTCTTCATTATCACTCCGAACGCTATCAAGTGGGCTTTCATCGCTCTGACCGCCTGCTCTTTGTACTCGCTACCGCTCTGACTCTCGATCCTGATTGCTTCGTCTACGCAGTTATACAAGCGCGATTCGGGTGAATTTAGCCAATCATCAAATGACCCGTTGAAATGCTCCGTAGCCTTGGCTATGTATTGTGTGATCGTGGCTTTTTCGTGTTCCTCTAACTGCTTTCTCGGCTCGACATCTAGCGGGTCGGGAGGGAATAGAAACTCTATCGCGTCAAGCGTTTCCGACTGCGTGAGATTGAGTGATAAGGCGTATCCCTGCACAACCTCGGCAATCCGCATAGGGTCAGTTAAGGTCTTGAGCTTATCAGGGAACTCTGAGGCATACAGGCAAAAGAATGTTTCAAGCGGGGTATCTGCAAGCACTGGACTTGCTATCTCGGAAAGCCAATATCTAATGCGCGGGGTAATCGGGTGAAAAGTCCGCCCCTTGATCGAATGGGTAAACCCCTCCGTGTTGTGGTAACGCTTCGGGGGATTCTCGGTGAGCTTGCCTAGCTCGTATAACGTACAGATTTCTTCAGCCGTCAGAGTCGTCTTGTACTGGCTCTGCGCTATCGTCAAAAGTCGCTTTGTCTCGCTCGGCAATTCTTTGATCTCTAGCATTGTCTACCCCTTTCAAGAGCGTTGCGTGTTGCGAATCGGTCAGGCCGTTAATGCGGTCTAAGAGCATTAGGATCTGATTGACTTTGTGATCTGATTTGTCGGCCATGATTAAGCGTCCTGTACTACATCGCGTTGAGCGGTGATGCTAGAGCCATCGTGCTGAGTGTTGCCATCAGACGTTGAAGGGCTGGTAATGTACCATGCGGCGTTTGCGGTTCCGCCTAGTGTAATCGGCTGTCCGTTTACATAAGTTTCTGTGGCTTCAATCAATCCTGTGCTGTTAGCTCCTGCAAGCTGATCCCCGTCACCGTCTACAACGTCCTCATGTTCACAGCTAAACGTAAAGTTTGAGCTTGAAAGGCCGATAGTAGATGAAGCGTTTTTGAAGAAGTCGGCAGAACCTTTTTTGCCAGAAATAGCGTCCAGAATCGTTACCATATCGGCAGGCAATGTATATTCGATCTCCGAACCGTCAGCGTGGTTATTCGCTGTATGCTTGTGGTAGCTGAAAGTAATAACGGGAACTTGCAAGCCTGTATCAACGGCAATCGAATCAATGTGCCAGTTGTTTTGAACGCTTCCAAGCTGAATGGCGGCCAATGCTGTGCCAAGGTCGGAACCGCAATATTTGTAAGGGCGTGATGCGCTGATCTTATCACCGAACGCGCTTGATACGCAGGAAACATCCCCGTTAGCGTCAAGGGCTTTGTCGTATTGATAGTTTTCGCTGTAGTCAATAGACCCGTCTTGAGGTTTCCAATTCGCGCTGAGTGATGCTAAATCTAGGTCGTCTGTTGCTTGTTTTGCCATAGTAATTGCTCCGTTTAAATGTGCCGAAAGTTAAAGGCCATAATTCAATTCGCACTGAATCGTGATCGTATAATAGCCCCCGCGCTGATCGTCCCGAATCAATACGGGTGAGGCGGTAACGCGAAATGATTGTAAATCTGTGTGGCTGTTAAAGTTGTCGTTATCGGCCAACATTCCAGCGACCTCGCCCCATAGTGCTTGGCATTGCGAACGCTCTTTATAGATGCCGAATATCTCCGAAGGCGCGGTATGACTTGCAAAGCATCCTGCCTCGTAAAGCTCACCATCGCCCCCGCCTAGTCCAGTGTCCAGGCTCCAGTAATTAACAAGCGGTTGCAGTTCCTTCGTGCTTGGGTTGATCGCGTCCGCTGGTGGTGAATCGAGAAACGCGCTTGAACCCTCTACCGCGCCTGTTCGTGCTGCGAGTGTTCCGAATACCGCCCGCTCTGCTACTGTCCATTGATTAGTTGCGCTCATTTGCTTATGTCTTTCCTAAATCGGTCGATGGCTAGTTCAATAACTTTGATAACGTTCTTTTTCTCGGCATTGAAGCCTCGCGGGATGAACTCTTTTCCTACCCTCGCGCCTAGCTTCTTTCTTTTAGCCTTACTTCCAACGCCTAGACCGTAGTTGCCATTATGCATCCGCTCTGCGTATTCCCCCGCGCCTTTATTGAGCGCAACGAAGATCCGAACATAGCCCCTGCCGACCTTGTGCATGATTGAGTTGGTCAGCGTGTTAGGAGTAAAGCTTCCCGCGCTTCGCTTAGTCTTGCCACCCTTGAGCGTGGAAACGTACTGCGACTTAGTAGGGCTTATGGGTGATCGCTTCTTTGCGCCTCGGACTACTAGCGCACCGACTTCGTGTAATGCCTGCTTCTCGCGCTTTTCCCACTTAGCGGGCCACTTCTTCATTTCCTTGCCGAGGTCGTCGAAATCTGAAAAATCAGCATCGTATTGCATTATTCGGCCTCGTTCACTTGCAGGACTTTGATCGTGAGCTTGCCGTCTTTGTATTCGGCTTCGACTGCTACACCGCTTCTTACTATCTGGATTGGTTCGGCCATGCGTTAGGCCGAGAATGAAAGATTATTCCTTGCGCTTCCTAGTCGCTGCGCCAGCCCTTGCCCGTTGCTGTGTTTTCGTAGGCTCTGACAATGCTGGATTATGCCTGTTGAAGCTTACTTTTTCTGGAATCTTTGACAGAACTTCTTTTCGGTAGTCTCTCCACTGCTCTTTCGTAGGCTTGGGAGGAGGCTTTTTAATCGGTGCTTGTCGCTCGATCACTTCATCTGTGTTTGGGAACACCTGAATAATCGAGCAAGTGCAGTTTGGATGCCTGAAACCGCCCGATACAGCCTCGTCTAAAGTGGGGAAACGCTTGTCCGCTCCACTCTCTGTGACAACCACGCCCGCCCATGCAGAGCAAATAGGGCATGGATCGCCAGCCGTTTGGATGGTATAGTAAACGTCTTTGTCCTCGTCAGGTTTATTCTCTACGGCTACATCGCGCAATGATTCATCAGTGAATGATGTTGCAAGCGTTCGGTTAAGCATTCCAAAGTACGACCCACTGTCCCACTTCTTGCCAGCCTTGTCGATAAACGCCCATGTGCTAGGATTGTCAGCATAGCGATTAACGGCCTCCTGCATCGCTGTAGCGACCTTTCGAGCGGGTGTGCCTGTCTTTGCCTGCGTTCTAAGAACATCGCTTACAGCCGATTCTAGAGTGCGTATATCGCTTATCTCCATTTGCCTAGTCTTTACAGCTACATATCGCTTTATGTTATCGCCAAAGGTCTTTGTGTATACGTCATCAATCCATTGCTTTGATACGGCAAAATGCGCGCCTGTTTTCACGCCTTGAGCTAATAGTGTTGCTTCGGCTGTATCCTCTGCAACGGCTAATGCCATTTCCCTTGCGTATGCGTCAAGTTCAGCGGGAAAGGTGCCTTCGTAAATATCGCGCAGTTCTTTGTAGTAGGCTTTGCGCCCGTTGCGGGTAAGCGATTTCTTATCCTTCGCCATTCTGCGGATTACGGATTGAACGTCCTCTTTTACGTCAAGCAGGATCTCTTGTAGTAGTTGTTGGCCCGTTAATAGGTGGGCTTTCATTCTTGGGAGTGGTTCTTCAGGCATGGGTTTTGCCTAAAATTAGTATACGCTACTTTAGTGATTTTAATATGTGAGCTATAACATCCACAGTCCAGCCGTTGCCCAGCATCTTAAACGCTTGGGTTTGACTT